CACGACTATTGGGACAATGAGAATAAACTATTAGAACTTTCATATAAAGAATCTATTAGACAGAGGGAGGAAAGAAGATGCAAGAACAAGACAAGTGTGCCTGTCACACAAAAGAAAAAGAACAATCGGGGGAATGTTGTAAACAAGAAAAACCCAATGCTCTAGACGAGTTTTGGACTAGCTTAGGAGAACCTGATAAATGCAAGAAGCCGACCCCATAAACGTAATTTTTAAGATACAAAAATATATTAAAGAAGACATAGAAAACAATATCTCTATATTAGTTAGTGGTGTTGACAATATGGACACTTATAAGTATATTACAGCAACGATTCATACTAATGATCGCATTTTACAGGAAATCTCTAACCTGCTTAACCCTAAGGAGCCGAACGATGACAAAGTCACACGCATTAGAAAAAAAATATAAAGAAGAAGCTAAGAAAGCTAAACAAGAACCTCAAGAAACTAACCTAGAAAAATTACCTAGTCCTACTGGCTGGCGTTTATTAGTAATGCCATTTGCAGTCAAAGAAGAAACCAAGGGCGGTATTATTATTGCACAAGAAACATTAGACCGAGCACGAGTAGCAACACAAGTTGGCTACGTGTTAAAGATGGGTGATCTTTGTTATAAAGATCAAGATAGATACCCAACAGGTCCATGGTGCAAAGAAAAAGATTGGGTGGTGTTTGCACGATATGCAGGCTCACGTATGGATATTGATGGTGGTGAGATAAGAATGTTAAACGATGATGAGGTACTCGGGACAATAAGTAGTCCGGAAGATCTTATCCACGCAATGTAAACCATAGGAGGATATACTATGCAAGACGAAGAAAAAACAATAGACGTTGGCGAAGCTAACGAACAAGAAACAACAATTGATTTAGATGCACCTGCTGTTGAAGAATCAATTAAAGAAGACATACAAGTAGAAGAAATATCTGCTGACGAAAAACCAAGTGAAAGTAAAACTGAAAAAGAAGAGCTTGGTGAATATTCAGAAGGTGTTCAAAAAAGAATAGCTAAGCTAACGCGTAAAATGCGTGAAGCTGAAAGACAAAAAGAAGAAGCTATTCAATATGCAAAAAATGTATCAGAAGATGCTAACAAATTAAAAACTAGGTTTAATAACTTAGATAATCATTTTGCTAAAGAGTTTGAACAACGTGTTACTGGTAGTACTGAGGCCGCTAAACAAAGATTAGCTGCTTCTATCGCCGCTGGTGATGTTGAAGCACAAGTTGAAGCACAATCAGAAATAGCTAACTTAGCTATGGAAAACACTAGACTAAAACGTATTAAACAAGAGCAAGAGTATAGAGCTAACGCTCCAGCACCAGTCGAAAGACCAATACAACCAGCGCCACAACCAGCGGCACCCGATCCACAAGCAGACGCTTGGGCATCAAAAAACCCTTGGTTTGGTTCAGATAATGCTATGACTTACACGGCTTTTGATATACATAAAAAATTAGTAGAAGACGAAGGTTTTGATCCAAATACGACAGAATATTATTCTGAAGTAGATAAAAGAATAAGACTTGAATTTCCACACAAATTTGATAGTGTAGAGACTTCTACTGAGCAACCTGCTCAAAATGTAGCAAGTGCCAAACGTCCGGCAACTAAAGGACGCAGAAAAACTGTGAGGCTCACACCATCACAGGTAGCAATTTCTAAAAGATTAGGTGTGCCACTCGAAGAGTATGCGAAACAATTAGCCGCGAAGGAGGTATAAGCATATGACTAAAAAAGCAACAGACAAAACTAAGACTGTTAAAACTTCCCGCGTGAGCGAAACTAGGGTTAAACAAGAACAACCTAAAGTTTGGACTCCACCATCATCTCTAGATTCACCGCCTGCACCAGACGGTTATAGACACAGATGGATAAGAACTGAAACAATGGGTTTCGATGACACTCAAAATGTTTCAGGTAAAATGCGTTCTGGATGGGAATTTGTAAGAGCAGATGAATATCCGAATGATAATTATCCAAGTGTTAATGACGGTAAGTATGCAGGAATGATAGGAGTTGGCGGCCTTGTGCTGGCAAGGATCCCTGAAGAAATCGCAAAGTCGCGTGAAGCGTACTTTAATAAAGTTACTGCCGAAAGATCAGACGCAGTTGACAACGATCTTATGAAGGAACAGCATCCAAGTATGCCGATTAATAATAATCGACAGACTCGTGTAACTTTTGGTGGTTCGAAAGACTAAATTTTTAGATATTTTTACCCATCATTTTAATCAACTAACCCTTTAAGGAGGAAAACAATATGGCTAATCAAGATGCCGCATTTGGTTTCAGAGCAATGGGAAAACTGGGTAGCAGTGTTAATAACATGGCTACAAGTGAATACAAAATAGCTGACAACGCTAGCCTTGATTTATTTCAAGGTATGATTGTTGGTAATGCTAGTGGTGTAATAACTGCTGGTACCGCAACAAGCACTAAGAATCTTGGTGTTTTAAATGGTGTGTTCATTTCCAAAGACCCGTCAACTGGAAAACCAACTTTTAAAAATCAGTATTCGCAAACTAATGTGGCTACTGGTGAAGTAATAACCGCGTTCGTTTACGACGATCCTAACACTCTGTTTGAAGTTCAAGCAGGAGGAACCCTAGCACAAGCAGCACAAGGTAATAACATTGATTCAATTCTAGGAACTGGTGACACTGTCACTGGTAGAGCTAAATCAACTACTGCTTCTTCTGTCACTGGTTCTGGTGCTACTGCACAGTTCAGGATTATTAAACCGTCAACAGACGTACTTAACAATGATATCGCTAGTGCGAATTGTAATTATGTAGTTAAATTTAACGAGCATCTTTACCTTACGACTACTGGTGGTGACGCATAATAGCAGGAGGAATATATGGCTATATCAAGAGGACAACTAGCAAAAGAGCTAGAGCCAGGTCTGAATGCATTATTCGGACTTGAGTACAAAAACTACGAAAATCAACATTCTGAGATTTTCGACAAAGAATCATCTGACAGAGCTTTTGAAGAAGAAGTGATGTTATCTGGTTTTGGAACTGCTGGAGTTAAGCAAGAAGGATCTGCTGTGGGTTATGACGATGCACAAGAGACTTTCACTTCAAGATACACTCATGAGACAATTGCTCTCGCTTTTTCTATTACTGAAGAAGCTATTGAGGATAACTTGTATGATAGTCTTGGTTCACGTTATACCAAAGCACTAGCAAGATCTATGGCGACAACTAAGCAAGTTAAAGCTGCAAACGTACTAAACAATGGATTTAGTTCTTCGTTCCCAGGCGGTGATGGTAAGGAGCTTTTTGCTACTGACCACCCAACTTTGAATGGAACTGTTTCTAATGAGTTAGCAACGTCTGCCGATCTTAACGAGACATCTTTAGAGCAAGCACTTATTGACATTGCTGCTCTTACTGATGAAAGAGGCTTAAAAATTGCTGCAAGAGGAGTAAAAATGATTATTCCTTCTGCTCTACAATTTACAGCTGAAAGACTAATGAAGTCTTCTCTAAGAGTTGGTACTGCAGATAACGATACTAATGCAATCAAATCAATGGGGATGATTCCTCAAGGTTATGTAGTGAATAACTACTTAACTGATACTGATGCATTCTTTATCAAAACTGATGTTCCTAATGGAATGAAATACTTCGAAAGAGCAGCATTAAAAACTGCTATGGAAGGTGATTTCGATACAGGAAACATGAGATATAAAGCTAGAGAAAGATACAGCTTCGGCTTTTCTGACTTTAGAGGTATGTTCGCATCTCCAGGTGCTTAATCTTTAGATTAACACTAAAATATTGAGGGGGCTTCGGCCCCCTTTTTATTTGCATATTTATATTTAAAAGAGTATAATTCATCTTAACAAACTGAGATAAACTTTTGGTGTAGACGTACTCAGACGACGGCCTAGAGACTACATCGAAATAACTAGGAGAAAAATTATGGCAAACACTACCTTTTCAGGACCAGTCATTTCTAAAAATGGCTTTGTAAATACAGGTCCTGGTATGACTGTTAGCTTAACAGCTGACACTACATTAACAGTCGCTACACACGCTGGCAAAATCTTACTTACAAATGATGCAGATGGTAAATTTACTTTACCTTCAATCAATGTAAATTCAAATGGCGCATCAGCAGGTGATAATGACGTTAACAACTTAAACAACATTGGTGCAACTTTTCACTTTTATGTGGAAACTGCTGCAACTGATATGGACATCTTAACTGATGGTACTGACAAATTTAAAGGTGGTATCATGATTGCAGTAGACGATGGTTCTAAAAAAGCTTTTATCCCAGCTGCAACAAATGATGTTATAACTATGAATGGTTCTACAAAAGGTGGAATCGTTGGTAGCGTAGTATCTTTCACAGCAATTGATACTGCTACATATTTAGTTCACAGTTCTTTACTGCTTGGATCAGGTACGATAGTAACACCATACGCAGACGCGTAATAAATAATAATTTAGAGGGCCTACGGGCCCTCTTGGTTTAGGAGAAAAATATGAGTTCAGATGTATTAGCAATAAAACCTTTAACATCTTCAGGAAGAGTTCAAGGATTTATAGGAACAGGTGCTGGCACAGCAACTAACCTAGGTCCAATTAGAATTAAATCTATTCAAGCTCAATCAAGCGCAGCAGACGCAGTTATAATTATTTATGATGGCACCAGCGCAAGTAGCACTAAAATAAAAGCTCAATTTAAATTTGGATCAGGAGCTAATGAATCTTTTGATCATTATATACCAGGAGATGGTATTAAATTTAACACCGGCGCTTATGTTGCACTAACAAATTGTGATTATTTTGTAGCATATTATACTGGGTAGGGGGCTAGCTAAATGGCAACTTCCGGCACTAATGTTTTTGAAAACACTTTTTACATTGATGAAATGTTTCAAGAAGCCTATGAGCGTGTAGGTTTAGTAGAAATTACAGGTTATCATTTAACATCAGCTAGACGTTCTTTAAACATTATGTTGCAAGAATGGGCCAACAGAGGTTTACACTATTGGGAAATAGGCGAAACAAACATTGATTTAGTTGAAGGTCAAGCAGAGTATAAATTTTTTAGAGCAACAACTGACGGCACAAGTGCAACTACAGTTGCTCCTGCTGATGTCTATGGTATAGAAGATATTTTAGAAGTTACTTATAGAACAAACAGAACACAGACTACACAATCTGATTCAGCAATGAATAAAATTGATCGTTCTACCTATTCTGCTTTAGCTAATAAACTATCTAAAGGAACACCTAATCAATATTATGTGCGTAGATTTTCTGATCATACAAGTATAACTTTTTACCCAACACCTGATTCTACAGCAGCATCAAGAGATGCACATTTATATTTTGTTAAAAGAATACAAGACGCAGGTGCTTATACTAACACAGTAGATGTACCTTATCGTTTTGTACCTTGTATGGTATCGGGATTAGCTTACTATTTATCACAAAAATATAATCCGCAATTAGTACAACAAACAAAAATGTTATACGAAGATGAATTAAATCGAGCGCTGACAGAAGATGGTTCTTCTACTAGCACTTACATAACTCCGAAAGCTTATTATCCAAATGTCTAATTTTGCAAAAGGTAAACACGCATTAGCTATTTCAGACAGAAGCGGCATGGCTTTTCCTTATAAAGAAATGCGTAAAGAATGGAATGGTGCTTTTGTACACTTTTCTGAATTTGAACCTAAACACCCACAGCTACAACCACGCGCTAAAATAAATGATCCACAAGGTTTACAAAACGCAAGACCAGCAAGAACAGAAAACGCTACTTTAAGATTATTAAAGCTAAATCCTTTTGAAACTAGAGTTGCAAGTTCTGGAGATATAAATGTTTTTGAACCAGGACACGACAGAACAGCAGGAGACACCGTTAGGTTTTACGGATCAGCAACAACAGCACTTGGTGATGGCACTACTAGAAGTTATGGTTTACCATTAAGCTTTGATGGTGTTACTGGTGCTAACCTTGGTCGCGCTGCAGGTTACACTATTACTTTAGGTAGAAAAGATTCTAGCGGTGATATAGACGCTAGTACTACAACAGACTTTTATCATTTTACAGTTGCAACAAACACTGCTACAACTGGAAGTATAAATGGCGGGGGTGATTTAATTTCATCGGGCCCCGTAACATTAGTAAGTTAGGAATAATATGGCATTTACATTAGCAACACTAAGAACTGCAATTAGAGATTATACGGAAGTTGATAGTAATGTATTAACCGATTCTGTTCTTAACACTATTATACTTAATGCTGAAGCTCGTATCTTTAGAACAGTAGATGCTGATGCAAACAAGTTTTATGCAACATCACAAACGGTTATTGGTATTAGATATGTCACCGTGCCTACTGGCACGCGGATTATTCGATCTATTCAAATTACTGACCCAAGTACTTCAGACCAAATATATTTAAAACAAGTAGATCAATCATTTTTAGCAGAATATTCTCCAGATTATGATAATTCTGATGATAGAGGAATACCAAAATATTACGCGCATTGGGATGAAGATAATTGGGTAGTGGCACCAACGCCAGATGCCGCTTATTCTCTAACAATGGCTTACGTAAAACACCCTACAACAATTACTACTTCAGAAGCATCAACCACTGATTTATCTACCTATGCGCCAGATTTATTATTGTATGCATGTTTAGTTGAGACTTTTAAATACTTGAAAGGTCCTGAAAATATGCTACAACTATATGAAGCTTCTTATGCAGAAGCTATACAAACGTTTGCAGCCCAACAACAAGGCCGTAGACGCAGGGACGAATACAGAGATGGTGCAATACGTATCCCTATCCAATCACCATCACCATAAATTTTTAAGGAGACAACAATATGGCAAATATTATACCTACAGCTTTTAAAACAGAGCTCTTATCTGGTACACATAACTTTGCAAATGGCGGAAATAGTTTTAAACTTGCTTTGTATACATCTAATCCATACAGTGCTTCATCTACAACTTATTCTACTTCTAATGAAGTAAGTTCAAGTGGCACAAGTTATACTGCTGGCGGACAAGTATTAGATAGTCAAGCAGTGGCAGCAACTAGTACAACAGGACACGTTGATTTTGCGGATGAAACTTTTGCATCGGTTACTTTGACAGCAGCTTTTGCAGCTATTTATAATGACACCAACAGTGATAAGCTTTGTTTAGTATTAGATTTTGGCGGTAACAAAACTGCAACTAACGGCGACTTCGTAGTACAGTTTCCAACTGCTAATGCTTCTGATGCTATTATTAGAATTGCATAAAGGATAGACAATGGCTTTAGTCTTAAACGACAGAGTAAGAGAAACTAGTACAACTACTGGCACAGGAGCAATGGCTCTTGGTGGTGCAGTTGTTGGGTTTCAAACTTTTGCTGCAGGTATTGGTAACTCCAATACTTGTTATTATGCTATTAGTTTACGTGGCGGTGCTGAATTTGAAACCGGCCTTGGTACACTAGATGGTGACAGTTCTGATCTTACTCGCACAACAGTTTTTCAAAGTTCTAACAGTGATAGTGCAGTTAACTTTTCTTCTGGTACTAAAGATGTTTTTGTAACACTACCGGCTAGTAAAGCAGTGTTTGAAGATGCCACTACAGACAATGTAACGCTAGCTGCTGATTTATCCGTAGGTGATGATCTTACTGTTAATGGCGGTGTTATAGATGTTAAAAATACAGGCGCACAATCGGTTGTAAGATTTTATTGTGAATCAAGTAATGCTCACTATGCAGAAATAAAAGCACCGGCTCACTCTGCTTTTTCCGGTAATGTTACTCTAACACTACCCGCAACAACAGACACTTTAGTTGGTTTAGCAGCTACACAAACATTAACTAATAAAACATTAACTACACCAACACTAACAACACCAATTGCAAATGCAGGTATTCAATTAAAAAATGGTGCAACTTCAGCAGGTTTTTTAGAATTTTTTGAAGATAGTGATAATGGTACTAACAAAGTAACTTTAATTGGTCCGGCTTCAACTGCTGACGTAACTGTAGTATTACCTGCTGCAGCCGACACCTTAGTTGGTAAAGCAACAACAGACACATTGACTAACAAATCAATAGACTCTGATAACAATACAATTACTAATTTAGTTAACGCTGATATTAAATCTAGTGCAGCAATTGCCTTTAGTAAGATGGCAGATTTAACAGCATCAAGAGCCTTGGTTTCTGACGGCAGTGGTGACGTTTCAGTAAGTGCTGTAACTAGCACTGAAGTTGGATATTTAGATGGCGTAACATCAGCGATACAGACACAAATAGACACTAAAACAACAGCAGGATTTGCGGTTGCGATGGCAATCGCACTGTGATATAAGGAGATATTATGGCACAAGATTTTGAATCAACCGGTATAGTAATTACCAACTCTGAGACTAACCTATTAACGGCTAACTCAGATGATGCTATTGTCGGACTTAGATTAGCAAACGTTTTAACAACTGCAGTTACGATTGATGTTTACATTGATCTTAATGGCGCCGGTACAGACTTTTATATTATAAAAGGTGCATCTATTCCACCTGCAGGTAGCATTGAATTAATCCAAGGTGGTTCTAAAATAGTTTTAAATAATGGCGATGTTGTTCGTGCTCTTTGCGGCACAGCTAACGGCGTACATGCTTGGATCAGTAGGGTTGATGCAATAAGCACATAGGAGGATATATGGCTGAACAAAATAATATTTTATACATCGGTCAAGATCCTGCTAAGGATGGAATCTTTACCCACCAACAAACGATTGATGGTAATCATGTAATTGAATCTGCAGTTCTTGCAGGTCCAGTAACTTTTCCTAATACAGTAACTGTTAACGGTGTATTGGTAATAGTATGAGTGTAGAAATAGATGGCGTAAATAATATTATTAAGGCTGATACAATTTCAGAAGTTACCAGCGCCAATGGTGTAGCCGTTGATGGGGTAACTTTAAAAGACGGTGGACTATCTGCAACTGGGTCAGTTGTATTACAGGGAACATCAACTGCTGCAGAACATAAAGCAACTTGGGTTGCTACAAATAACTCTTTAGATTTTGGAGATTCAACTCAATTAAGATTTGGTGCTGGTGCTGATTTAAAAATATTTCATGACGGTTCAGACTCACACATTGTTGATAGTGGCACTGGTAATTTAAAAATATCAACTAGTGCGTTACAAATAATGAACGCTGCGGGTAATGAAAATTTAGTACTTGGAACTGCTGATGGTGCTGTAACTCTTTATCATGATAATTCTGCAAAACTTGCAACAACTTCTACTGGTGTATCTGTAACAGGTACAGGTACATTTACCGTTACTGATAACTCAGACGCACTTACCTTAAAAACAACTGATGCTGATTCAAATGTTGGCCCTGTTTTATTATTTAATAGAGATTCAAGTAGTCCAGCAAATAATGACTTTTTAGGTGAGCTAACTTTTCAAGGTGATAACAATGCTGGTGAAGCTCACGATTATATAAGAATGTTTGCTCGTATTTTGAATGTTGCTGATGGCTCAGAACAAGCTGACTTTATTATGAAAGACGCCACTGGTAATAATATAGTTAATTTTGCCCATAGTGAAGTTGCATTTAATGACGATAGTGTAGACCGAGACTTCCGAGTAGAGTCTAATAATAATACATCTTTAATTAAGGTTGATGCTGGTGATGATAGAACACATTTTGGAGGTACATCTTATCAAGGTATGTCATTAGGCGTACATAACTTTCATTCAGGAACTACTACTGACCAAGCGGGTTTAGTAATTGGTTCTAATTCTGCTTCCTATGCAAACAACATTCTTAAAATAGCTACATTAAGAGACCAGAATAATTCATATAATTTTATTGCAGCTTTTTCTGGTAATGGTTCTGACAATTTAGATGACGACTTAGAGTTTAGAGCTAAAGGAGACGGTAATGTTCTTTGTGATGAATCTTTTACAGGAAGTGGTGCAGATTATTCAGAGTATTTTGAATGGTCCGATGGCAATTCTTCTGATTTAGATAGGGTTGGTTTATCAGTAAAACTTAGTGGCAATAAAATTGTAGCATCATCTGATAGTGACAATGCCTCAGATATTATCGGAGTTGTATCAGGTTCACCAGTTATTGTTGGAGATGCTGATGGTACTGGAACTAGATGGACTGAAAAATATTTAAAAGATGACTATGGTCGTAGAATTATGGAAGAATTTACTGTTACTTCATGGAGAGATGAAGCTAATAAAACTGACCACTCATACGCAACAGACAGAATACCTTCAGATATTACTGTTCCTGATGATGCTACAGTTACAACAACTGAAAATGATGGCTCAACTAAATTATTAAGAAGAAAATTAAATCCTGATTATAATAGTTCTCTTACTTATGTTGCTAGAGAAAATAGAAAAGAATGGGATACAGTAGGTCTTGTTGGAAAACTTAGAATGAAAAAAGGTCAAAAGACAGGAACAAATTGGATTAAAATGAGAGATATTTCAGACACAGTAGAGGAGTGGTTAGTTAGATGAGTGAAATAAGAGTAGATACAATATCAGAAAAGACATCAGCTAATGGTGTGGCTATTGATAGCGTTACATTGAAAGATGGTGGAGCAACACTAGCAGACAACATAACATTTAGTGCATCTGGTAAAGGTATACACTTAGGTGTAACTACTGCAACAGCAGGTAACCTACTTGATGATTATGAAGAAGGTACATATGCACCAGTTTTTACAGTGGCATCGGGGTCACTAACACCACACGGCAGTCATAATGCTTTAGCTTATACTAAAATTGGTCGTGTTGTTCACGTTCAAGGAGAAGTTAGATTTAGTGCTGTGTCTAGTCCATCAGGAAACTTTAGTGTAAGTTTACCGTTTGCGGTTGCAGATTTAGCTGATGGAGCTGCTAGATCTACATCAGGAGCAATAGGTCAATCAAGTTTTGGTGGCACACCAGATGCAACTTATTATCTTAGAATTACTAGTGAGGGAACTACTACAGCATTTGTTGCTACTCATAATAGTGGGTCTGACACAGGTGTTAATGCTAACCAAGTTAGTACAAGTACAGAGATGATACTTAGTTTTACATTTATAGCAGCATAATTTTAAAGGAGAAAAACAATGGCAATAACAAAAGAAATAACCGTAGATAAAGTAGAAGTAGTTGGTAAATACAACGCACTACAAATAAAATATCTAACTACAATTAAAGAGGATGATAAAATTATTTCTCAAAGTGCTTTGAGAGAAGCATTTGATTGTGGTCATATTACTGGTGATGATAACGCTTGGGTAGATACTGACTTGTCTGCTAAAGACCAAAAGATACAAAACATTGCTGGTGTGGTTTGGACATCTACCGAAAAAGATGCTTTGAAAGCTGCATTGATATTAGCTAAAGGATAAACTATGACCAGTACAATTAAAGTAGATACTATATCAGAGAACACTTCAGCCAATGGTGTAGCCGTTGATGGGGTAACTTTGAAAGATGGTGCAGTAGGTGTAACAGGTACAGCCCTAACAGTTGCTGGTATTCCTTTTTATCAAGGTGATACAGGCTCTATTTATACTCACGATGTATCAGGTACAGACAGCACCGCACAATACAATACAGCTTATGGATTAACAGCACTTGATGCAATTACTACAGGTGATAATAATACTGTAGTAGGTTCAGGTGCTGGATCTGCTTTAAATACTGGACACAGAAATACTTTAATGGGTCAAGGGGCTGGTGAGGCATTAACCACAGCAACTCATACAGTAGCAATAGGAAATGCCGCGGCATCAGGTTACGATACTGAAACAGAGAACCTAGCAATAGGTCACGCTGCATTAGGTGGCTCAGTAGCAGGTGGAGAGTTTAACATAGCTATCGGTAATAACTCACTTGATGCTTTAACAACAGGTGATAAAAACACGACAGTTGGTTATGAAGCTGGATCAGCTTTAACTACTGGTGATGAGAATGTAATTATTGGACACAAAGCAGCTCGTACTGGTGTTCTTACTGGTAATAATAATGTTATTATGGGTGAGTCTGCTGGACTTAATATGACTTCAGGTGCAGACAATGTTATTATTGGTAAAGTTGCAGTTGGTACTGGTGTTTTAACTGGAAATGAAAATGTAGTTATTGGTGGTGCAGCTGGTGCTTCTTTGACTTCTGGAACAAAACACGTTTTAATTGGTTATAATGCTGGTAATGCTATACCAAATCAGACCGATGGTTCAGTTTGTGTTGGGTATGAGGCTGGTAAAGATTTAACCACTGGTGGTTCAGTATTCGTTGGTCCATATGCTGGAGCTAATGTTACAACAGGTTCAGCTAACACAATGATTGGTTATGGTGCTGGTAATGATTTTGACACTGAAACAAATAACTTAGGTATAGGTACTCAAGCTCTTGCTGGAGCAGTCAATGGTGGTGAATACAATGTAGCTATTGGTAATAATACATTAGATGCTTTGACTTCTGGAGATTTTAATACTGCTGTTGGATATAACGCTGGTACTTCTGTAACAACTGCTGGTCACGGTGTTTATGTAGGTCGTTCAGCTGGTGCAGCTCTTACAGTGGGTGCTTATAATGTGGCAATAGGACACGAAGCATTAACAGCGGCACAAGGTGATAGATATAATGTAGCAATAGGTTATGACTGTTTAAAAGCATTTAACACAGGCACATCTGTAAACGATACTGAAAATGTAGCAGTAGGAGCTCAAGCTGGTTTACGAGTAAATACAGGTTCTGCTGTTACTCTTATTGGTGGCTCTGCTGGAAGCAACATAACTTCTGGTAGTAATAATACTTGTGTAGGTCAAGGTGCGGGTGGCAGTTCTTCTCCAAGCAATATCACCACAGGCAGTGATAATATTGTTTTAGGCAATAACAACGTTACTGATGCATTTGTAAAAGTAGATTGGACCGTTACTTCTGATAAACGAGATAAAACAGATGTTGAAGCATTAACTATGGGTTTAGATTTTGTAAATCAATTAAACCCAGTTACTTATCGATGGGATATGAGATCAGATTATGATGATGCAACGCCTGATGGTACACACAAAAAACAAAAATTGTTTAGTGGTTTATTAGCTCAAGATGTTGAGACACTAGAAAGAACTTATAATTATAAAGTAGAAGATGAAACTGCTCTTATAACTAGTAAGGGA